TGTTTGCAGGTATTATTATTGATGGTGGTATTGTAGGATATGATACCAATATAGAAAGTGGAGGACGAGGAGCTAGATACTTAGGTATAGGTTCATCAGTCCAATATAGAAGAGATTCGTTAGTGGTAAGTTTGAGGGCAACTTCTACTCTTACTGGTGAAATTTTGTTAAACGTACAGACTAAAAAATCTATCTTGTCTGTGGGCGGTGGTTATGATGTGTTTCGATTTGTTGATATGGATACTAAACTAATCGAAATTGAAGATGGCAATAGCTGGAACGAAAGCGTAACATACTCTACAAGAGCCGCAATCGAAGAAGCTGTGCTGGAATTAATATACCAAGGTCACGATAGAGGATTCTGGGTAATAGAGGATGGGCATCGTCACCCTCATCGGCATGATGGGACAAACGATCTTCATTCTATTAACGGGGAGAATGAACATGATGAAACAAAATAATATGTTCTTTTTGGGAGCAGCCATAGCTTTGGCATTAAGCTCACGAGTTGCCGCAGATGCTAATGACAACGAGGTTTTTATATCACAAACAGGTGATAATATTGAGTTGACTATTAGGCAAATTGGTGCAGGTAACAAATTTGGTGGTGATGATTTTAGTGGTACTTCTATAGATATGACTATGACTACGTCCGATTCATATTTCGATATACTACTAGATGGTGATTATAATAAGATGTTTGGTACTGTTGCAACAACAGGATCAACTATCAACAACTTTATTACTGGCAATTATAACTTGTGGAACCAAAAGATAGGTGTTGCCAATACGGCTGACACAATCACAATCGATTCTGCAATAACCGGTAGTACTAACTCAATTGTATTTAGAGCAGGTAATGATGATGATGCATACAACCTAGGAACTCCGCTATGGACGCAAACTACGCCTGAATATAACTGGAAACTAGTTTCTGATACATGGACAAGAGTAGCAACAGGCCAAGCATACTTTACTCAAGCTTGGAATCCTACTGCTGGCTCTGCTGATAATTTAGATATGGATTTAGATGTAAATGGTTCTGATAATACTATGAATGTGTTTGTTAACTCAACGAATGCAACATTCGATTGGGACGTAACTGGATCTAATAACTGGGTTCAAACAACAATGGAAGACGGTTCTGATAATAGCCAAACCGTTGGTGTTACTGGCGATTATAACTTTATCTTTGTAGGCCAAGACACCGGCTCTACCTCTGGAGTTACTAACAATGCAATACTTGATGCAACATTTAATACGACGCATTCGGATATTAACATTATACAATCTGACGCTAACTAGTTTATTTCTTGTAGGAGTCGTGCAAGCTTCGGCGGTTCCTATAGGAGATATAACTGAACAAACTGGTATAACTTCCCTCTTAAGATTAGGGGAATCTATAAGCGTTGCAAGTGTTAATATGAATGATACGGCTGTTACAGGCAATGGCCGTATGATGATTGAATTCCTAGATGAAGAGCAATTAGCTCTCACCGAGCATACTCGTATCTATATAGACGAAGTATACTACGACCCTGATCCATCCCTATCTAAAATGACTATGCGTATGGCGCGTGGCACTGCACGATTTACCTCAGGTCGTGGTAAAAGAATAGACAAAACTAATATATCATTATCAACTCCTACTGCAAAGATTGGCATACTAGGCACCGACTTTACATCGACTATAGATGAGATAGGTAGATCCCTTATAATCTTGCTACCAGATGAAGAGACTGGTATATCTTCAGGTAAGATAATTATATCAAATGCAGGTGGTACTGTTACTCTATCTGAAGCGTATCATGCATCTATAATTAATTCATATGATAGTCCACCATCTCAACCAGTAGCTTTAGTGGGCATAAATGCATCTATGATATCCAATATCTTTATTGTCAATGAGCCTAAAGAGATTAAAGAGGTAAAAGAAAAGGAAGGTCTTGCAATAGAAAATGATAGTAATAACATATTAGATGTAGACTTTCTTGAGTTTGATGAATTGGAGAAAGATTACCTAGCAAATGATGAATTAGAATTTACTGACCTAGATATAGATTACCTAGATGTAGACTTTTTGCAAGATTTATTAGACGTAGTCAATCTATTAGATAGAAAGAGTGCACTAGATAGAGATACATTAACCGATGGTAGTATATCCCTTGATGGCACTGTATTAGGATTCGATACTGACACACAGTATAACAGTATATTAGACAAAGGCCTCGGCACCATCAAATTCTATAGAGATGTTAATGGTATAATTAGTATTACATTAGCATCTAATACAAGTGCAATGATAAACACAATAACCGATCAGAAAGACTCATTGATCATGCTCAATAATGGGCAAAATATAATAATTAACATAGAACAAAGGAATTGATAATGAATAAATTTAAAGCATTTCTTATATTGACAGCTGTAGTGTTATGCCAACAGCCAGCGTCTGCTGATAATGAAATCTATCTAACACAGTCTGGTAATAATGCA